TGAGATATCAGGAGGCAATAACGATGGCGAGCTATAAACCAACTAAAGGTATGATCACTGAAGCTCAAAGAGGTTTAGATTGGCGTAGAGAACATGGAAGAGGTGGTACTGAAGTTGGTATCGCTAGAGCAAGAGATATTGTTAATGGAAAGAATCTTTCTGAATCCACCGTCAAAAGAATGTATAGCTTCTTTTCAAGGCATGAAGTAGATAAGCAAGCTGAAGGATTCTCTCAAGGAGAAGACGGATATCCATCTAATGGCAGGATTGCATGGGCATTGTGGTCAGGTGACGAAGGCTATTCTTGGTCAAGACAAATAACTGAAAGACTAAAGAAAGAAGATGAAAGAAATTTTGATGCTAGACCATACCCTAATGAACATGCAGCAAGATTAAAAGATCCATCTCAATATGATTCTTTTGCAAGAGATAACGATGCTCTTGGTGATGGCATAGATGCTATTTACGGAATTAAAGAAGGTATATCAGAATTACAGGCAATAAGATTTGATGCCGAAAGATATACACCAGAACAAGCTAGAGAATGGCTTGATGAACATGATTTTGAACCTCTAGAGTTTGAAGAAGCTATAGAGGAAAAAGAAGATTCTATGTCTAGTGATGTAGATAAACATCCAGTAGAAAATACTGAGGAGAAACCTATGGAAAAAGATGATAGACATATCCTCAGTGTATCTGAAACCAATGACTCTATAGTTATTGAGTTTGAGAAGCACAATGAGGATGTAGAAAACGAGGATATTTCCGAAAATGTCGAAGTAGGAAATTCCTATCAAGATGAAGAAGACAGAGATTTCAATGGAGATGTAGTTTACAGAACTGTTGATCTTTCAAGAGCTTCACATATTGATGAAAAAAATAGACGAGTTCGTATCGGAGTGTCATCCGAAGAACCTGTTGAGCGCAGTTTTGGTATGGAAATACTTTCACATCAAGAAGGCGATATTGGAATGGACTTTATCGCAAGCGGTAGAGCGCCATTACTCTTAGATCACGACATGACCAAACAGATTGGCGTGATTGAAGAGTTTAAACTTGATCCGAAGGCTAGGCGTACAATAGCTGTTGTTCGTTTCGGTAGAAATGGACTTGCGGATGAAGTATTCAATGATGTAGTTGATGGTATTCGTCAGAATATTTCAGTAGGTTACAAAATTGATAGAATGGAGCGACAAAGATCTTCAGACAAAGATCAAGCAGAATACAGAGTTGCATTTACCCCTTTAGAGGTGTCAATCGTTTCCGTACCTGCTGACCAGTCTAAAGCTGTTGGTGTTGGTCGTTCTAAAGAAAAAACTAAAACTAATATAACTTTCGAGGAGAAAAAAATGACAGAAGAAGTCAAAAATGAAATTAACCTTGATGAAGTTAGAGCAAAATCTGTTGAAGAAGCAAGAGCTGAGTTCAAAAGAAGTTCAAAAGAAATTCTTGACATAGCTGCAAAACACAATAGAAGAGATCTAGCTCACAAGGCTATCCAAGAGGGTCTATCCGTTGAACAGTTTAGAGGAGTTTTGTTAGACAATATCGCTAATGACAAACCACTAGAAACTGCTGAAATCGGTATGACACCAAAAGAAGTCAGAAACTTTAGCTTAGTAAGAGCAATCAGAGCTTTAGCTAATCCTTCTGACAGAAAAGCACAACAAGCAGCAGCTTTTGAATTTGAATGTTCAGAAGCAGCTCAAAGAGAATCAGGAAATGTTGCCAAAGGTATCATGCTTCCTGCTGATGTGCTAAGAAACTGGAAGAGAGATCTTAACACTTCCGATGATTCTACTCTTGTATCAGAAGATTACAGAGCTGGAGATTTCATTGATGTATTAAGAAATTCATCTTCAGTAATGCAAGCAGGCGCGACATTATTACGCGGATTGTCTGGAAATATAGTTATTCCTAAGAAAACAGCATCATCATCTGCTGGTTGGATTGCAACCGAAGGTGGAGCTGCTAGTGAGTCTGAATTTACTTCAGGTTCAGTAACTATGTCACCTAAAGTTATCGGTGCTTTCACTGATGCTTCTAGATTAATGCTTCAACAGTCTTCATTAGACATTGAAAACTTAATCAGAGATGACCTAACACAATCAATCGCTATTGCTATTGATTTAGGTGCTTTAGCTGGTTCAGGTTCAAGCGGACAGCCTACAGGTATCAAAAACACTTCAGGTGTTAATACCACAACATTTGCTGCTGCAAACCCAACCTTTGCTGAAATCGTTGGAATGGAATCTGCTGTTTCTAATGACAACGCATTATTTGGCAACTTAGCTTATATCTGCAGACCTGCAGACTATGGCACATTGAAAACTACAGCCAAAGATACTGGCAGTGGTTTATTTGTAGTTGAGCCTGATGGAAGAATGAATGGTTATAACACTATTGTTTCTAACCAAGTCACTTCAGGCGATTTCTACTTTGGTAACTTCTCTGATCTATTGATTGGTATGTATGGTGGACTTGATATCCAAGTTGATCCTTATGCTCTTTCAACTTCAGGTGGAGTTAGAATTATTGCCCTTCAAACAGTTGATGTAGCAGTTAGACATGCAGTGTCTTTCTGTGTATCAAATGATGGTGCTTAATTTAACAAATGCTTAAATGGGATGGGGGTGGAAACACCCCCACTTTAAAAATTATGAAAAAATATTTAATTACTACAAACACAATCGTAAAAGGCGAAAGAGTTTCTGCTGGCTCAATCGTTGAATTAGAAGAATCAGTTGGCAGAGAGCTAATGGGTTATGGAAAAGCAGAAGAACATCATGGCAAAGAGCCTAAAATAGCTGATAGAAGCGTTGGACTAGAAGAGTCTGAAGCTCCTAAAGTAACCAAAAGAAAAGGTAAGAAGTAATGAACTTAGAGTTCGCAACGGATTTAGAGGCTTACTTTGATACCGATGCACATGGAACATCTGCCACCTACACACCTTATGGTGGCAGCAGTTCAACTATTAAGGTAATCATAGAGCAATTATTTTATGAGGTTGATACTGTTGGCTCAGTAGGAGTCAATTCATCTCAACCTATGGCATATTGCAGAACAACTGATGTACCTAATGCAGCCAAAAATGACACACTTGTTATTGGCGCAATCACAGATTTAGATGGAAATACCATCAAAGCACAAACGACATATACTGTCGTTAATGTTCAACCTGATAATACTGGGATAACTATATTGGTTCTTGAGGAACAATAATGGCTAACCATATCAGGCATCAAATAAGGGAAGCATTAGCAACTCAAATCACAGGATTAACAACCACTGGAAGTAGAATATTCCAGTCAAGATTTTATAACATTGATAGCGGAGAATTGCCTGCTGCAATAGTTTATACAAAATCAGAATCAGCAGAGCCAGCAACTATGGGAGATAATAGAGTATTAGATAGAACTCTATCTTTGGTTGTTGAGATTTATGTATCTGCTACAGCAAATGCAGATGATACAGCCGATACTATTTGCAAAGAAATAGAGACAGCTATTGCTGCTGATAATACTATTTCAGGCTTGGCAAAGGATTGTTATATAGAATCCACAGAATTAGATCTAAATGGCGAAGGAGAAAGACCAGTTATTGTTGGTGTTCTCACTTTTAATGTAAACTATCATACAAGAGAACAAAGCCCTGATTCGGCTTTGTAAGGAGCAAACTATGAAATTAGTAAGTCCTGATGGCAAAGTTTCTATAAGCCCTCATCCATCAAAAGTTGAGAGCTTGTTGAATATGGGTTGGAAAGAAGAAGCAGCCCCAAAAGAAATAAAATCTTCTTCTAAAAAGTCTAAAGCTAAATTTGAAGAAGTTTTAGACGAAAATATTGAGGAGTAATAAATGGCAACTCATCTTGGAAAAGAAGGTACTGTTCATGTTGGCGCAAATGCTATAGCTGAAATCAGATCTTTTTCTATAGAAGAAACTGGCGATACTGTTGAAGATACTTCAATGGGCGATTCTGCTAGAACTTACAAATCATCTTTAACTTCTTTTACTGGAAGTGTAGATGTTCTATGGGATGAAACTGATACAAGCGGACAAGGTGCTTTAAGCGTTGGATCTGAAGTAACTTTAAACTTCTATCCTGAAGGAAATGTAACTGGCGATATTTACTATACTGGTACAGCTATCGTTACAGGCGTAACAAGAAATTCATCATACGATGGTCTTGTTGAGGCTAGCATTTCTGTGCAAGGTTCAGGCGCATTAACTGAATCAACAGTATCGTAATATCATGGCTATTATAGATAACGCAGTTAAACACTTTGAAAGCCTAGAGATTAAAAAAATAGAAGTTCCTGAGTGGGGTGATGGCGATGAGCCTTTGGTTATATATTCAAAACCAATCACCCTCTCAGAAACATCTAAACTTTATGCTTTAGCCAAAGATAATGATGTGGAAATGCTTGCTTATGTGTTGATCTATAAAGCTCTTGACGAAGAAGGTAATAAAATATTTTCTTTGGCAGATAAAAAGGCTTTAATGGAGAAGGTCGATAGGGATGTGTTGATTAGAGTTTCTTCTGCTATAACAGGAGAAATGACAGGAGAAACTGTCCAAAAAAAGTAAGAGAGGATAATCAGTTATTCGCTCAATATGCTTTAGCTGACAGACTGGGTAAGACAGTTGAAGAGATTGGTGAAATGCCTTTAGAGGAATTTCACGGATGGATGGCTTATTTGGAGCTAGAAGCTGAGAGGATTAAGAATAGAAAATGACTATAAAACGATACGGATTATTATTTAGAGTTGAAGATGATACTAAGAAAGGCATCAACAGCGTTAAGCGTAATATCCAAAGCGTTAACAATGAAGTTTCTAGGCTTAAATCTCAATTAGCTGCAGCATTTGGAGCTAGGGAGCTTATTCAGGCTGCTGATACCTTCCAAAACCTAGAAAATAGAATGATCGCCTTAACAGGCAGCGAAGAAAAAGCTGCTGTTGCATTAAGGCATGTTGCTAGAATAGCAAAAGAATCAAGAAGTGATTTTGATTCTATGTCATCTCTATTTACTAGATTAACTGTTTCATCCGAAAAATTTGGACTAACCCAAGAGCAAATAGCAGCAGCTACTCAAACTGTTGCAAATACCTTTGTGATCGCAGGAGCGCATGCACAAGAGGCTAATAACTCAGCGAGGCAGTTAGCACAGGGTATTGCTTCAGGCGCTCTTAGAGGAGACGAGCTTCGCTCTGTGATGGAAAACAATGTTATCCTCACAGAAATGTTGGCTAAAGAGCTAACAGGTGGAGATATCGGTCTCTTGAGAGAGATGGGTAAAGAAGGAGCTATTACTGCTGAGAAAATTCTTCCTGTTCTTATAGGTGGCGTAGCAAAAACTCAAGCACAAGTTGATTCTATGGCTATGACCTTTGGTCAGGCTTTTAATCAAATAAGAAGTGCTTTTGTTGTTTTGATTGGTCAAGCAAATAAGTTAACTGGAACTTTCTCAGGCGTTGCTTCGGTAATGAGTCATTTTGCTGCAAATATAGATGCAGTCATAATACCGCTTACTGTTTTTGCGGTAAGTTTATTACCCAAAGCAGTTCTTGGCATGAAAGCATTGACAACGGCTATGCTTGCAAATCCGATTGGAGCTTTTGTTGCTGGAATTACTACAGCTTTAACAATTATGTATATGTTTAGAAATGAAATAGCAAATTTCATAATTCCTAAACTTATGAACCTAAAAGATATGGCTTCCATAGTTGGAATAGCTTTTGTTAGAGACTTTAAATCGCTTGGAAATGCAATTACTAATTTCTTTAAAATAGCTGCAAATCAGGCAATTAAGACAATTAATGTTCTTTTAAATGCTTTACCTGATTTTGCAAAAGAGAGGTTTGGCATTAAGCCAATGGAATTATTTAAAATCGAAGATTTTGACCCCACAGAAGCAAATGCTCAAATAGCAAATATTGCAAAAGGGATAGAGGAAAGGTCTACTCAAGAATTTGAAAAAGTAGAAATTCCTAGCATTATGGATTTCTTTCTTGGTAAAACAGCAAAACAAGAAGGTGATGTTGCAGCCAATGTCAGCGCTGCAATAAATACTCAAAAATCTTTATTTCAATTATTACAAGATGGTTTTACAAAATTTACTGGTGATATAAAGCCAGTTCAGGAACAGATATCAGATATATTCCAAAACTCATTTAAAGCTGTAGAAGATAATATGATTGAATTTATAAAAACTGGAAAAGCGAATTTTAGAGATTTTGCAGACTCAGTAATAGAGCAATTATTAAGAATTGCTATACAGCAACAAATTATCAAACCTTTAGCTGGATTTCTTGGTTTAGATGTTAGCAGTTTTGAAGGAGGTGGGTTTACAGGTAAAGGAAATAGATCAGGTGGAATAGATGGAAGGGGTGGATTCCTTTCTGTCTTACATCCAAATGAAACTGTTATAGATCATACCAAAGGTCAAAGAATGGGTGGGGCAAGCGGTGCAAATGTAACTTTCAATATTAATACTATTGATGCTTCAGGCTTTGATGAATTACTATCTAGCAGAAAAAATATGATTACAGCAATGATTAATCAGGCTTATAATTCTAGAGGGAAGATGGGAATAATTTAATATGAGTGGCACATTTCCTACAGATATAAAGCCTAGAAGTTTGCAGTTGCAAGACAATAGACCAACTCTTATGAATCATGCTATTTCAGGCAGAAGAATTACAAGAGCAATAGGCTCACAATATTTCACATTATCAATACAATTACCGCCACTTAATAAAGACGATGCAATGGATGTATTTGCATTTTTACAAAAACAAAAAAATTCTTTTGAAAACTTTTCTTATGAATATCCTACAGCAAATAGAGGAGCGAATAGAACGCAAACCGATATCACAGTTAATGGCGCACATAGCGTAGGAGATTCCACTATAGCACTATCAGGCTTTGATACTTCAACAACAGATGTATTAAAAGCTGGAGACCTAATAAAATTTAATGGTCATTCTAAAGTTTACATGGTGCAATCTGATTTAAATTCAGATGGAAGTGGTAATGGAACTGTATTAATATCACCTTCTCTTGTTGAGACTTTATCTAATACCGAAGCTGTAGATGTAGATCAACCAAACTTTACAGTCTACCTGTCAGGAGATGTGTTATTCTCTACAGATGCTTCAGGTTTTTATGATATTAGTTTTGATTTAAGAGAAGTGGTGACAAGTGGCTAGAGGATTAAGTTCAGGTTTAAACACAGAATTAGCAAACGATAGCATAAAATTCTGTTTTCTTTTTGAGTTATTATTATCTACAACTTATAGATTGACTGATAATGATTTTTCTATTACTTATAATTCAAATACCTATACGCCAACAGATAAAATAATTGGTCTTGATGGAACAGTTGAAACTGGTGAATTAAAGGTTGAAGAAATAACTCTTTCTTTATCTAATGTAGATTCTACATTTAGAACAATATTTGAAGCAGAAAATTATATTGATAACAAGGTCAATATTTATCTTGCAAGCATTGATAGTTCTGATGCTTTTGTTGATGCTTTTGTTTATTTTTCAGGTTATGTTAAAACAGCACAAATAACAGAGTCTACAAAGAACTCTACGATAGATGTGGTATTAGCAAATCAATTTGCTAACTGGAACTTAAAGAAAGGAAGACATTTTACTGATGAGTCTCAACAAAATGTTTATTCAGGTGATCAAGGTATGGAATTTTCACATCTTACAAAAGCCGACATTAGGTGGGGTAGTTAATGGGTCCAGAATTTCAATTTATGAGAGCGCTTGCTGGCGCTACAAAATTCTTTAAAGCTGCCAAAATTGCATTTTATATATATGCAGGCGTTTCTGCTGTTAAGTCTTGGAGAGAAGCAAGCGCTTTAATGAAAGAGGGGCAAGATGTTCTTGCAACCAAACACCCTGCTGGCGGTAAATTACCAATCTTATATGGAACTAGAAGAATTGGAAGCACTATTGTCTACATGGATACAGACTCAGGTAATTCAAAAGAATTATTTGTTGTTTATGCGCTATCAGTTGGTGAAATAGATGATATAGATTTAGGAAGCATAGAATTAAATGGAGTATCTATTAGAGACTCCAAAGTGTTTAGACAAGGTTACTATGCTGGCTCAGATAAAATAGTTTCAGGAGCAGGATCTTTAAATACAGCATCACAAATAGGAAATGTACAAGAATCTAATGCTGGCACTAGCGGTACTGATCCAACCAAACGCTACAGAATGGTTTTCAATGCTCATCATGGGTCAAGCACACAAACTGCCGATCCTATGCTTACAGCATCTATTACAAAATGGACTACATCTCATAGGCTTAGAGGCATTGCTTATATTGCTGCCTCTTTTGAGTATGACAGTAGAGGAATGTTTACCTCAACGCCTGAATTAACTGTAGTTTGCAGAGGTAAAAAACTTTACGATCCAAGATTGGATGGCTCTATTAGCGGTGGAACTGGTAGTCATAGAATAGATGACACTTCCACTTACGAATGGTCAGATAACGCTGCTTTAGCAATTCTTGATTACATAACTAATACCGAATACGGAAAAGGATTAGCTGCATCTGCTATAGATATGAGTTCTTTTCAAGCTGCAGCAAATATAACCGATACCAAAGTGGATGTTCCTGATTTTTCAGGATCTTATGCTTCTGCAACTTACACAGGAAATTCAGGAAATAATTATTTTGATGTTGATGAAGCTACATGGAAAAAGATAAAAGGTGGTTCTGTTATAACCTTAAAAGATTCTGATACTACAACAGAACTAGAAGATGCCATAGTAACAGATGTTCAAAGATATACACCGCACACCGAAACTACTAAATATAGAATTTATACAAATAGCACTTTAGGTGCAAATTACTCTAATGAAGCTGGAACTATCTTAGTTAAAACAAGAAGATTTCACTGCAATGGATTGTTGGATGCAGATAAAACTGTTTTAGAAAATACTAGAACGCTTGTAAGCAACTGTAGAGCTTTCTTTAATTATTTAAACGGCAAATTTAGTATCAAGATTGAAGATACTGGAAGCTCTACTTTCAGCATCACAGAAGATCATATTGTTGATGATTCAGGCATTACAATTAATTACGAAGATAAGGCAGAAAAATATAACAAAGTTGTTGTTAATTTCTTTAATGCTCAAAAGAAATATGAAGCAGATACAGTTACGATTTATCACGATGCTTCTCCAAATTATACTTCTGATGATGGCGGTGAAGAGTTAGAGGCTCAAGCAGAATTAAATTTTGTTACCAACCCATACATTGCTTATAACATTGGTAAAGCAATTCTTGGTAGATCAAGAAATCAAAAAGCTATTTCTTTCACCGCAACTCCAGCATTATTTAGATTATCTGTTGGAGATATTGTTGACATTACTTATTCAGGATTGGGGCTATCAGCAGATAACTACATTATTCAATCTATTTCTTTAGAAGCAAATGGCTTATTAAATGTTACAGCTTTAGAATATGTAGACATCTATACTTGGGATTCAGCCTCTGATGCAGAAAATGTTGGAGATTTGCCTGATCTGCCCACAGGTCTTGAAGCGATACCGCCAACAAACTTAACTTTCACTGATTCTGATAGCAGCTCAACAGGCAGACCTTTCTTGTCTTGGACTGCTGCAACTAATTATCCTGCAAAAGAATTTAGGGTTGTTATTGTAGACAGCTCAGACAATGAATTGCATAACAGAATAGTTAGCAATGCTTTTATTGATCTTAACTTTATTCCAGTTGGATCTAACTACGAAGCAAGTGTTAGCTCTATCAACTCACTTGGCTCAGAATCAGATGCAGCTACTTTAACTTTCAGCGTAGGCACAGAGCCAGTTGCAACCACTGATGTTCAAGATTCTGCTGTTACTACAGGCAAGATCAACGATTCTGCTGTTACTACAGGTAAGATTAATGATAGTGCTGTTACTTCAGGCAAATTAGCTGATGGTGCTGTTACCAGTTTAAAACTAGCAGATGATGCAGTTACTAATGCAAAACTAGCAGTAGATTCTATTCAAGGCGATGTTATTGCAGCAGGAGCAATTACTACAACCAAACTTGCTGATGATGCTGTAACCAACGCCAAGATAGCTGTTGATGCAATTCAAGGAGATGTTATTGCAGCAGGTGCAATCACAACAACTAAACTTGGGGCTAATGCAGTAACTACCGCCAAACTTGCTAATGATGCTGTAACTTCAGATATTATTGCTGCTAGTGCTGTAAC